ACCCAATTGCTGCCATTGTACTTTAAGAACTGATTGGAGACTGGGCTAGTGAGGATAACGCCATTAAGCTCGTTAAGGCCGTCATTTACATCAAGGAAGTTAGGGGTCCAGTTATACCATATCTCGCCCTCACTATCGTAGCGCAGTAACTGAGCATCAGAAGGGGTACCCGTCTGTACGTCGGTAAGGTCGTCTAACGCCGCGACATTAGATGTTCCAACGGTAATCCACTGAACACCAGAACCCGTAGTAGATAGTACCTGACCACTAGTTCCAGCGCTCGTATTCCCATCAAGGACTTCACCGTCAAGACCAATAGCCCCAACGAAAATCTTTCTACCTCTAATAAATTGATTACCTAATGTGCGAACAAAGGTTGATAGATTCTCCATTAAATGCTATTTTATCATTAGTTTACTGACACTCTCCAGTTGTTGGAGCGGATGGATAAAAAACAGAAGAGTTGTATGTATCATCTTCGTCAAACAAATCATTATCGCTTGATTGAGCTAATGCCAAAATAGTAGCATCAGCCTTAATGTAATTTACAACACGCTTGTTAATATATTCAATCTTAGAGTCAATGGCACTAACAATAGAGTCCAAGGAGAAGCTATCTGTAGACTTCTCTTCATTCTTGGTCTTAGCAATAGCACTGCGAAGGAATGTCGCAGACGCCTTAACGGAATACAGACACAAGCTGTACTTGACAAGCTTGAAAAGACCAAGCTCCGTTTCTGTCAAATCTTCATCATAAACCTTCTGCTCTAGGTCCTCGTACAAGGCCGTACCCAGTAAATCTTGGATAGAAGTAACTTGCTCCAAGCTGATAATAGACAGCAGAGCAGCGCGGTCTAGACGCGCAGGCAGCGGATAGTTTTGATAGATGTAGTTATCGTCAATGAAGATTACCTTAACCATTTTTTGCAGGGATATCAGTTGTATTAGCGCCCTTAATGGACTCTAGATTGATTTGCTCTTCTACAATGCCAAGACCAATCTTATCGTAGTTGGAAGTGGCAAGAATACGTGTAACGGCATCCATCAATAGGTGGCGGTTGGGAAGTGTCTCTGTAGCGCGGAAAATCTGGTATGCGCTCACCAATTCATTGCCCGTGCCACCAAGCTTGCCAGCCACCATAACACCGAAAAGCGTGGGCGAGGTGACGTTGTGCGCGGTAAGGATTTTGGCATCGTTAAGTCGTGATAAAATGTCAACTGTCTTATCGAGATTATTGACATCCAAAGTCTTGAACTCAGGAGCTTCGTCCTTATTCTTAACCCAAGACACAACAACTGGCTCTGCCTCAGAGCCTACAAAAGACTCCTTGAATTTGTTGTACTCCTCACGCTTCTGCTCGTTACTCATATTGCGACCAATAAAGGTCGCTAATACCTTAGGAGTGAATGAGTTAGCGGCTGAGTTTCGGATGTGCTTACCGAACTCAAAGTCGGCATTGATGTAATGGAAAGCAGAAACATAGTTAGGTACACCGTAAAACTGGTTACCACTATATGGGTTCTTGACATACAACACCTGCTCACGTGCATTGCTGTACTTGTCGAAGGCTATGTATTTCTTCGGAGTATTGTGCTGCATAGATGTAGCAGCCACACCAAAGCGCCTACGAACAACGTAATGAGTAACCTTGCCGTCGTTAGGCTCCGCAGCGCGAACTCCCTTAATGTCCAAAGACCGCAATTCAACAATCTTGCTATGTTCTGCATTCCATTTAATATAAAAAGCAAAAGCCCCGTGAAGCTCATACTGGAAAGAAGCGTGAATAATCTGACTGTAAAGCCCTTGTGACTTTCCTGCGCAATTTGCCAAAAAAGCACGAATCTCAGCTTGTTTAGCTGGAGTTTTATACGCTTCAAGGTCATAAGAGATATCGTTTCCTGCAACCATCTTAGCCTTCTTGGTAACGATGCCAGAATGGACAGGTGATTGTTTAAACATCTTTTCAAGGACCACCGAAAAGTCATCATTGATTCCAAACTTGATATAGTCACCAACCTCGGTAGTACCGACATTGTAGCGTCCGTTTAGAGACTCAATAGACTTTTCAAGAGGGTTTGTAGACACGTTAGTCTCCGTAGCCACCACATAGGTGTTGGAGGAAAAATAGTCTTTTACGTTATCCCAGAGTCCCATACTTTATAATTTACAAGTTACTAATTTTCACTGTACTTGCTAACAGTGTATTTTCATTTGAAGAATTCACATATTCGTGGTCCTTCACGTTGCAAAGATACTTAGAGTAATCTCCCTCTGCCCCGGAAATCGTTAAATAGTATTCGCCACCATCGACATCTGTATCAATCAGGTCAATGGCGAGCGTAATGAAGTCAGTGCAACTATAGTAGTCTGAGATATCCTCAATGCCATAGAAGTTATATTCTGTCGTGCCAACGACCTTCTCAAGCTTGACATTATATGCCTCACTGACCATATCATACGTCCTAATAAAAGAAACGTAATTGATTACTCCGTTGCGTATCGACTTCATCTATATAATATAAAAAAGGGGAGGGGATTCCCCCTCCCCCTTGAGTTAAATAGCTTATATATTACAAGCTAACCTTACCCCAGTTGGTAGCGTCCAACGTGTAAGCCAACACGTTCTCATCTCCAACCAAAGTCAATTGGTAACGGTTCTTGTCAGTACGAGCGACACCAGAAGCGCCATCTACAGTACCAGCGTACAAACCGAAGTCATAACCAACAATGTGGTATGTTCCAGCAGCCGTCTCTACGAAAGCAACCAACTCAGCACCGGGACGAGCAATCGTCTCAAGAGTATTGCGAAGCGTAGCACCCATACGGATGAACTCAATCTGGATGGTAGGAACAGCAGAACCAGTACCATCAGCATTTACAGTTTTAACGTCAGTGAAGTTAGAGAAGCCATCCTTGTTGTTGAAGCCAAGAGTGACCAAAGAAACGCCATCAGTAACCAAGCCAGTACCAGAGATGCTACCAGCACCATCAGTAACGGACAAAGTTCCATTAGCCTCTAAGTCAGCCTTGTCACAAAGATATACGGTCTTCAATCCACCAGTTGACAACTCATCACAAGAGTAAGCGATGTCAGAAACAGCGGAAAAATCTACAGTACAACCCATTTTTTCTATAAGTTTTAAAAGGAAGGGGTTTTACCCCCTTCCGTTAATTATTAATTAGGCGAAGTTCTTAGCGTAGACAATCTCGTCACCCTTGAGGTAAGAGAATCCAAGCTTGAACTGACCCCAGATTTTGTCAGAGGACAACTCAGCCTCCCACTTCATATCGATAGCGCGAACATCATTGTACTCGTCTGTCAACATAACCAAGTTCTCAGGAGCAGAGATGAAGAACTCACCAGCAGCCAAAGAAGGGAAGTGGATAACCTCCATACCGTAGTATGCAGGAATATTGCCTTCAACTACACCTTGAGCAGTCGTGGTATAAAGACCAGCGATAGCAATTTGGTAAGCTTGAATAGCAGCAGTACCCATAAAGAAAGCAGGCTTCAACGCACGGTCAGCATCACCATAAACGGCAGCCAACATAATAGCGCTCATCGTCTGGTAAGCACCTTCCATCAAAGAAAGTACGTTAGAAGAAGAGATAGCAGCGTTGGTATCGTAGTCCAATACAGCAGCGTCAGCAGCTAATTCGGTAGTGATACCAGTAGCAGCCAATTCCAAAGCCTTTTGAGCAGACAACTTAGCGAAGTAATCGAAAACCCAATCCTTGAATTGAGCGTCCATAGTCTCTTCGTTGTGCTGTCCTTGCTTCAACAATACAGAACGATAAGTAGACTCAAGAACATTCTTACAGTTCAAGAAAGCCCACTTGTAGGTAGATACAGTCATCTCCTTCTCGTCGATAGAGGCAGAAGATTGAGCATCGAAAGTACACAAGTCAGAACCAAAGGTCAAAGACGCATCGAAGATGGGTACTTGCACTTTGCTCTTAACACCGTCAACAAGACGGAAACGGTCCAACACTTTGGCGCTCTTCACCATTGAATCGATGAAGAGGTCGGGGGTGCGGTTTCCCCAGTCTAAAGTTGCGACAGAAATTGCCATTTTAATCTAAAGTTTAATCAATTAACTTAATCTACAAATAATCAATAAAAACGCTTGCCAAAGAACTTGTCAATCATCTTTACTTTATCCGAAGTGATTCGCTCATAGTTGCGTGTCTTGTCTTCTACTGCCTCCTCTGAAGATGCCTCAACACCCTCTTGCTCGGCAGACAAAGCCAATTCAGCTTCCTGAACAGAGTTCTCTTCTGACTCTTGATTTTCAGCAGAAAGTTCTGCCTCCTGATTTTCAACAACCTCAGGAGCCTCTTCTGACAAAGAAACCTCTACAGGCTCTTCTACAGCAGGTGCTTCCTCAGCTACTGGAGCAGCCTCTACGGCTGGCTCTTCAGCAGACATATCTTCCGCTACCTCTTGTTGCTCTTGTACTTCCTCAGTAGCAGAAAACTTCTCTTGTGTCTCGGACCAAAGTTCCATAACAGCAGAGTGGTCTTCAGCAACCTTAGATACAATAGCCTCCAACTTGGCAATACGCTCACCAAGTTCTACAGCGAATTTGAAATCCATTTCACTACTCATTTTTTGTTCTACGATATCGGATTTAATCTCAATGGAAAAACCATTGAGTTCATTGGACTTAATATCAGCCCAAAGCGCGTCAGACTCAATTTGAGCCTTAACGAATACAGTTCCAACCGGGAGGTTGAATCCGTATGAATTACTCTTGTCTTGGTCCGCTTCTTTCATCCAGACCTCAAGCATCGTCACATCTTGAGTGTCAAGTGCGTGTTCAATGTTGAAAGAGTTAAACAAGCCATCCTTGCTGTACTTGTACATAATCTGTTCAATCGTATCCTTTGGGAATACGATGTTATACTCACCCATCATAGGGGAGTTGCGATAGATAGGCATATCGGGAATCATAATAGGTCCGACAACCTGCTTCTTCTCCTCGTTAGCAAACTTAAATGCGGGCTTCTCCTCT